TTCAGTATGTCAACACTTATTTAAAAATAATTTTAAGTTTAATTACATTTAAATAAATGTGATTCTGTTTTTCCTTTTCTCTTTTCGATTAGGTTTCCCTAACTACTTAAGATAAGTATTTCACAATCATTTTAAATTGTCAACACTTATTTAAAAATAATTTTAAGTTTAATTACATTTAAATAAATGCAGTCAGTTTTAAAACAATGACTAGGTTTAAATATTAATAGGTTCTTTTTTCTTGTTCTCTTATATAGTGAGCCTGAATATCAATAGGCATCTTTAAGATAGAACTCTTAACAAATCCCATTTGACTAGGTAGCAACCCATTTTTGTTGTTAGCTTTTCGGCTGTACCATTTACCATTCATTTCATTAGATAAAAGCTTTTCTTTAACAACTCTTTTAATAATCTTTTCTTGATTCTTTTGAGATTGTTTTTCAAATGATCTACCTTTTTGATTAGCCTTTAAAATAATTCCAGCTAAAATATCTTTTCTTAGATTAGCTGGTAAATTTGAAAGACTAGAAATATTATCTATATTCATAATTTCCCTCTTTTTTCGATTAAGATTAATTTCTTAACTACTTAAGAACCATATTATAGAAAAAATTATATATGTCAATAATTTTATGAAATTAATTTAATATTTATTTTAGGCTAATTTATAAAAAAAGCTTGACGGATTGATTGAGTTGTGATATGTAAATTAGAAACTACTGTACAAATATACAGTGGAATATGGGACGCTCAGAATTGAGCTGGTGAGCTTTAAAAGAATTATAGGTGTTGTGCCATTGGTGAAGTGTTCGAAGCTTTAGAGGGGAGCGTATACAGCCTTTATAAAGTAGAATGATAATATATTATAAATTGCAAACATTTCATAAGCTTTAAAAACTGCATAAACTAGACATTCATAAACTTTATAAAGCTTTATAACTCTTATGAATACTTCGAAAGGGCTGTTATAAAGCTTGTATCATTTGTGAAATTTATAAAGCTTTATAAAGTGCAGTGATATTGGCTAACCTGCTGACATAACGAGCCTTTATAAAGTATTATTAGTTTCAGTGATGGGGAGGGCAGGAGCCACATGCCACCCACCCCCCATATATATAAATGTTATACATTTCTAGCTGGTTTGGATATTAACCAGCCCCTAACTTTACAAAGTTTTATAGGGGATTAATATATGATTTTGAATAAACTTTGGTGGGGAGTTGTAAGACTAGATAGGGGCTATGTTATATATATAACCGGGGGGAACCTTACAATTCTATTGTACACATTTTTTCCTGTTTTGTCAAGTCTTTTGTAAAATAAAGTAAAAAACTTCATAAAGGGTTGACAAATATCTAATTCACTACTATAATAAAGACATGAACAATTACCTGACTGAAAAGAAAGACCGTGATCTTACTGAAAAGCAGGAAGCATTTTTAGGTCACCTCGTGGAAACAGGAGGAGACTTTAAAAAGTCAGCCGAACTTGCAGGATACTCCGGCAATCACTATCAAGTACTAAAGAGTTTAAAACAAGAAGTAGTCGATTTAGCCTCTAATGTTCTTGCAAGGGAAGCCCCTTTAGCAGCCTTTAAGATTATAGAGGTAATGAGATCAGATAAGCCTGTACCTCAAGCCAACTATAAGCTACAAGCTGCACAGACTATACTAGATCGTGTGGGGGTTAGTAAGACTGACAGGTTAGAAGTTAATCATAATGCTGGTAACGGCATATTTATTCTCCCAGAGAAAAAGGCGATTAACATTACAGAGGTTTCAGACGCTGAATATGAAGATATTTCTGACTGAGATAGAAGCCTATGGAAAAACATTTGCGGGTCCTAACATCATTGCTAGAACGATTGAAAAAGCAGAACAAGTTGCAGAACAGAACTACTTGGTTATTGTTGGTGAACTTGATAGTATTTATGTCGATGATGCTGATACTGAACACGTAAACGTTATAGAAACAAAAGATAGAATATTACACTAATGCCAAAAACAAAATCAACAGTAAACGAAGCAGGTAACTATACAAAGCCTACCATGCGTAAGAGACTGTTCAATAAGATTAAAGCAGGAACTAAAGGCGGTAAAGCTGGTCAGTGGTCTGCACGTAAAGCACAGATGTTAGCTAAAGAATACAAAGCTGCAGGTGGAGGATACAAATAATGGCACTTAAAAAATCTCAAAAGTCTTTATTAGATTGGGAAAAAGAAGATTGGGGAACCAAATCAGGTAAGCCTTCAGCCAAGACAGGTGAAAGATACTTACCTGAAGATGCACGAAATGCTTTAAGTGATTCCGAATACGCAGCAACTACAGCTAAGAAAAGAGCAGACACTGCTGCCGGTAAACAGTTTTCTAAACAACCTAAGAAGATTGCAGAGAAGACAGCAGACTATAGAGATAAATACGCTAAAGGTGGTAAAGCTGACCCTAGATTAAAACGAGCAGGAGTTAGTGGTTACAACAAACCCAAGCGTACTCCTAATCATCCTACTAAGTCTCACGTTGTTGTGGCTAAGTCAGGAAGCAAAGTTAAACTCATTAGGTTTGGTCAACAAGGTGTTAGTGGTGCTGGTAAGAATCCTAGCTCAAGAAGTGAGAAAGCCAGACGTAAAAGCTTTAAAGCTAGACACGCTAAGAACATTTCTAAAGGAGTATTGTCCGCAGCTTACTGGGCAGATAAAGTCAAATGGTAAAGAAAACAAGTCAAGCTGTAGGTAGCGAACAAAAGCCTATGGTATTCAGAAACCACGTCTACAAGAAAAGTGACGGAGGTAAAGGAGCCAACCCCAGACCCGGCTTTTACACAGATGATTACAGAGATAACTGGGAAAGAATCTTTGGCAAAAAGGAGAACAAATGAAAACATTAACTAAATGGTTAGACAAAGTTAAGAAAGCTTACTCAAAGCTTTTTAAAAAGTCTTTAAAACCTGTTAAGAAAACAAGGACTACACGCAAGAAAAAATGATCTTGCCTGAAGGTTACATTAAAAGAACAACCTCAACCATTCCTTTTGGATATGAGTTAGATGAGATCAGTGGATACTTAAGACCTATCCCAGAGCAGTTAGAAGCTCTAGAAGCTGTAGAAGATATGATTGTTAATGAAGAAGTATCTTTACAAGCTGGATGTGATTGGTTAGAATATAAGACAGATAGGAAGCTGTCTACACCGGGCTTAAAGAAACACATAGATAAAAAGTATGGAAAACGAAACGAAAGATTGGGAGTTGAATCCACATCTTTACTTGCAAGATGATGATGGAAACTTTGTCTTAAAGAAAGACGGAACTCCAAAAAAGAAAGCAGGTAGACCACAAACCACAACCGAGAAAGCTATCAAGGCTGCTCGTGCTACAGTAGGTCGTAAACAGCGTAACATTCAAAAGCTTGAATCCAAGTTAAACAACGCTAGACAATCGTTTAAGAAACAAAAAGAAACCATTCAAAAACTTGACAAGACTGTAGAAGGTCCTGTCACAGAATCAGAACTAGATCATTTACCTAAAGCTATTAGAGATAATCTAGATAACCATCCAGTTTTATTCCACGCCAACGAAGGTCCACAGACAGACTTTTTAGCAGCCGGTGAAAAAGATGTACTGTACGGTGGAGCTGCTGGGGGTGGTAAGTCCTTTGCTATGATCGTAGACCCTCTAAGGTACTGTCACAAGAAAGCACATAGAGCTTTAATCCTTAGACGTTCGATGCCAGAACTCAGAGAGATGATTGATAAGTCTAGAGAGTTATACCCACAAGCTTTTCCCGGGGCTAAGTTCAGAGAAGTTGAAAAGCTTTGGAACTTTCCAAGCGGTGCAAAGGTTGAGTTTGGTTTCCTTGAAAGAGATGCAGACGTCTACAGATATCAAGGACAAGCTTATAGTTGGATAGGGTTTGATGAGATTACTCACTTACCCACAGAGTTTGCTTGGAACTATCTTGCTTCACGTCTAAGAACAACAGACCCTGAAATACAAACATACCTTCGCTGTACGGCTAATCCCGGTGGCGTAGGTGCACATTGGGTAAAGAAAAGATACATCCTTCCTAATAACTCTAACGAGAGTTTCTTAGGGATGGATGGGTTAACACGTAAGTTTATTCCAGCTAAGTTAGCAGATAATCCTTACCTAGCAAACGATGGTGTCTATGAGCAGATGCTTAAATCTTTACCACCGATTCAACGCAGACAACTGCTTGAAGGTAACTGGGAAGTAGCAGAAGGAGCAGCTTTTGTAGAGTTTGACCCTAAAGATCACATCATTACTCCTTTTGAACTCCCTGTACATTGGGAAAGAACTAAAGCAGTTGACTATGGATATGCTGCAGAATCCTGTTGTTTATGGGGAATTGTGGACGCAAATGACGGAACTTTGATAATTTATAGAGAATTATACAGAAAAGGCTTGACAGGAGAAGAATTAGGTGCTATAATAACAAGTATGGAGCTAGAAGACCC